ATGAGAAAAGCTCAAAAGACTGCGAAAAGACAAATCAAGATAAATGAAAAGAAAGAAATTAAATTTATAGAAAAACCTACTGAAAGTGAGCTTGATGCTTTGAGTTTAAAGACTCTTTTACTTTCATTAGAAATTGTAATCAATAATCACCAAAAAGTTTGGAAAAGTGAAGAAGGTGGATACTTAAATCCTTATTACAAAATATTGATTGGAAGATGTAAAAATTTAACATCTGATATTTATAACAAATGCTATGACAATGTCAAAGACCAAGATATAGAATATGAAGATAATTTTTACACTAGGGAAGTAATGCAAGCCCATGTTAAAGATTGTGCAAACTCTATTTGGGAAAAGGCTCCAATGACTTTGGAAGATAAATTACAAAGGCTTCCAGCTGGATTTACAGATACTATTCATTCCTGGAATAAACTTATTAAAAATTTTAAATTAGATAGAATAAAAAAATTAGTTAATGAACTTGATATAAAAGAAGAAGTTCAAGAACTAATAAAATCATCTAAAAAATACTTAGATATGGTTGATAGAGAAATTATAAAAATAGAAACTGCTTAGGAGGATAAAATGAGAGAATTTAAAATGAAGGCTTGGTTGAAAAAAGAAAATAAAATGGTATCTATTATTGGAATTGACTTAAATTATCAATATATCAGATACTCTGATGATGGAAATCTTTTCAAAGATGATTATAAAATTGCTGAATTTAAAGATATAGAACTCTTACAATTTACAGGAGCAAAAGACAAAGCAGGTCAAGAGGTTTATGAGGCAGATGTAATTAAATTCAATGATGGTATAGATGATATTTATGGATTAATTTCTTATGATGATGAAGATGCTGTTTATTGTGTATCTTATGAAAATGTTACAGAACATCTTTCAAATATGGCAGGAGATTTTGAAATTGTTGGTAACATTTTTGAAAACCCAGACTTGCATGAACAACTAGGATACTAGGTGAGTTAAATGGAAAAAAATTGTAAATGGTGTTCTAACTATAACAAAGGCAAATGTACTATTCTAAATGAAAAACTTTATCCAGATGTTCCCTCTTCTTACTGGGGAACTTTGGATATTATTACAAAATTTTTTGATAATCATTTCAGAAGGTTCTTAGATCCTAATGATTTATATGATTTAGCAGATGAACTCTCAGATGAAATAAATGAATTTGTTATTAAAAAATCAGAAGCTACAACTATAGAGCTTGGTTATGAACAACAAGAAGATTTTTCTTGTAAATATTGGAGGTAATTAATGAATTTTGATAAAGTTATAGAAGTTCAAAATTGTTTCTCAGAAGTTGAAAAATATATAAAAGTAAAAAGTTCATTATCTATGAATAATAATGAAAAAAATATTCTGATAGCTTTACACTATGATTCCTTCAAAATTATAGAAGCTGATAGAATAAATATTTTAGGTAAAATTCAAAAATTAAATAAATCATTTGAAATCAATCATGTTGTTATAAACAATCATATGGTTTTATTTCAAGGAACTGTTAAGGGAAGTGATTAAATGAAAAGATTAACAAAAGATGAGATAAAAGAAATTTATCAAAAAAATATATGCAAAAAAACAAAAGATTATGATATCACTCATTATTGCTGTTATCCTATTGTAATAGAAGATGAAGATAATATATATGTTTCTAAAAAATGGGGTATAAATTCTGAAGGAGAACTTATTTATAATTTTAAAAAAAATTGGTTTGTAAATTTAAAAATGTATGAAGAAAATAAAAGTTTTTATAAAGGTATTTATTCAAAATAATATAGGGAGTAGTTAAATGGTTAAAAAATTTAGAGAACTAAAAAAGAAAAAAGATTTTATTAAATTTTCAAAAGGTGCTTTAAGACTTATGGTAGCAGATTTTATATTATTAAGCTGTAAACGAATAGATAGTAATAATGGTAAATTAAAAGGAAGTCTTTTAAGTGATGAAAATTCTAAAATAGAATTTTTTGTTGGTGAGATAAAAACTAAAAAAGGTTATCTATATATTAAGTCTTTATCTAAGAAAAGAAAAAGAAATGGTAAAAATAAAATGAAAGGCAATCAATATTTATATCAATGTAATTGTGGACATCAATTTATTTCAAATAAAAAGTGGAATAATGGAGAGATATATTGTCCAGAAACAGATTGTAAAACTTGTATAGAAAAAAGAATAAAATAAGGAGTATAATTAGTATGTTTTTTATAGCATTAATATACATAATTTTAGATTCTATAGAAACCATTAGTATGACTGCTAATATAGTAACATATTTTCATACACCAAATATAATAGGTGGTGAAGAAATTCAAGCAGAAAAAATGCAATTTTATTTAATCTTAGCTTGTGCTGCTAGGACTTTAAAAATTTTTTTATTAAAATTGATTTAAGGGGGGACAAAAATGACAGTACAGGAAATGAGAAAATCATTAGAAAAGCAATTAGAAAAATTTCCATTTTTTATATCTACTAAAGATTCAGCCAATTTTTTAGGAATAAGTAAAAGTAATCTTATAAAAAAGACTGAAAGTGGAGAAATAAAATCTATTAGAAATGGAAATTTAATTAAAATCCCAAAGGAATGTTTAATAGAGTATGTTTTAAATGCAATGTAAGAAATTAATATATTGACTTTTTTTAATAGTTGCCTGATAATTTGTTATCAGTAGCTATTAAAAAAAGATGAAGGAGGAATCTTGTATACATCAAGCTACACTAGGAAAAGAGGTAAGTTTTACCACTTAGTTTTTGAATATATAAAAAATAAGAAAAAGACTGTAAAATCAAAATCATCTAAAACTGATAATGAAGAATTAGCTGAAGAAATGCTACAAACTTTTGCAGAAGAATGTAGAAAGTTTTTTGGAATACCTGATGATAAAAAAGTAAGTAGTAGAAAAAGTATCTTAAAGAAAATTGACCAGAATGTTAATTTATTTGATAAAGAAATTAGTTTCTGTAACTTCATTTTAGGATATGTCAAAATGAGATTTAAAACTATTGATGATGCTACATACTCATCTTATCTATCAAATACCAAGATTTCTATATTACCTTACTTTTTTAAAGAAAATAAAAAACTCAAAGATATAAATGTCTTTGACATTCAAAAGTATTATTTTCATGAATTAAATGTAAGATGCGTTTCTGCAAATACAGTTATTCATTATCATAATCTTCTAAGTTTGACATTCAAATATGCTCAAAAAATAGGAATAATTACTATTAATCCAATGTTGAATGTTGAAAAGCCTAAGAAAGTTAGATATATTGCAAAAGTTTATAATCATGAACAAATCAAACAAATGCTTGAAATATTAAAAAGAGAAGATAAAGCATTATATTTGGGAGTGGTTATTACAAGTTACTTTGGTTTAAGAAGAAGTGAACTTTTAGGTTTAAAATGGTCTGCAATAAATTTTGTTGATAATACAATGAGTATTATTCATACTGTAACAGAAACTAATTTAGATGGTAAAAATATCTTGATAAAAAAAGATAAAACAAAGAGTCCAGCTGGTCTGAGAAGTTTTGTATTACCTGGTCCAATAAAAGAATTATTACTTGAATTAAAAGAAGAACAAAAGAGTAATAAAGAAAGATTAGGTAAAGGATATTATACAAAAGATGAAGAATATGTTTATGTGAATGAAGGTGGAGAACTACATAAGCCAAAGTTTTTAACTAATGGTTTTAGAAAGTTCCTAGCAAAATATAATTTAACACATATTAGGTTTCATGATTTAAGACATAGTTGTGCTACAATATTGTGTGAAAGCAATGTTAATGTAAAAGACATTCAAATGTTTTTAGGACATAGCAGTGCTAAAACAACGATGGATATATATGTGCATCAAATGAATAAGAGTAATTTATCAACTGTATCTATAATAAATGAAAAAATAGGTATTTGATAAATTTACTTAGTTAATCAAAATAAAAAAAGTTACCATTAAAAACAATGGTAACCTAGATGATTTAATATTTTGATTGACTTTTCACCCTGTCAAAACCTGTCAAAATAATTTTTTGAGTACCGCGAATACTCACAAAATCTAATGTTTATGGCGGTGAGAGAGGGATTTG